AGACCAATACCATCTATGATTTTTTTACCTACATCTAATGGTTCATCAAAACCAAGTTTATCTGTATATTTTTTAAGATTTTTATATTCAGATTCTTGTTTACCGCCAGCCGCGTGAACAAGAACATATTCCATTTCTTTTGCAGCTTCAGTAGAACCTTCATATAGTTTTTGAACTTTTTCTATATGATTTACAGTAGATTCGTTTCTCGGCTTTAACTGTCTAACATGTGGTTGCAAACTCATCAATAGCTCCATCTGTACAAATATTTTAACTATTTATACGATACAGTATCTATAGTGGTTTGTCAACCCTACTTCTTGGTCTTGCAGTTCCACCCATAGGAATGATTGATTTGGGTATCCTTGAAAAGTCTCTTTTAAGATAACAAGACGTAGTTTCTGCATCGACATGGTTTGGTTTGAACCCGTGAAAGTGAATAGGTATCAGATCAGATTCGTCTAATCTCTCTTTCGTAAACTGATGCCAATCAGAGTTATCTAAAATAATCATCCCGTCATCCTTCACACATTCAAGTGCCTCTGGAACACAATCATATCTAGCCTGACTGTCGATAACAACTATGTCATATTTTAAATTTGGTCTATAAATGGTGTTAATGAAATCTCTTGGGTCTTGTTCATGATAAACTGTAACGTCATCATTTTTAACCTCTAACATTTTTTCATACCATTCTTCGTTTGCCTCGACGGCATAAACCTTGCATTTTTTGATCTCTGACCAAAACATGGAACTAAAACCACAACCATACTCAAAAACTATCGCGTCAGTGAAATCTATACTACTCAACCACTCAATACACGCATAAGTCATTCTGGGTAGTATTTGCCCATCTTTTGTTATAGCGACACCGTTTCTAGACGATTCTAAAAATCCATACTCAGTTCTTATTTTGTGCGCTATGAAAGACCAATGTAATTCTTCGATTGGTAGTTCCACTCCACTTATCTGCACATTACCAGATTTTTCTGTCATAATCTCTCCGTTCCTAATACTTTATCACCAGCTCGATTAAACTTTTGTCCCTTGATGTAATTAGTAAACGTACCAAGGATGTATTTTGCATATCCATCCGTCACTGGATTGCCCTTGTGTAAATAATTCCAAGTGGATGGAAAAAATACCACACTGCCTGTTTCAACTTCGGTTTTCATGTTATACTTTGGAAAGTAAGTCTCTCCTCCACTAAAGTCATCATTTAGATAACAGACAATCGCAAGAAATCTCTTTGCAGAGTTTACATCATTTACATCAGAGTGAAAGTCATGTTGTTGCTTTTGATCACCTAGATAACGTTTTATTCTTACATTTTCAAACCCGTATTGTTTTGGCCACTGGTTGGGTGCAAGTTCAACATCCACCTTGTACTGCTCTATTGTTTGTAATATCTGACCCATGACATAATTTAGGGGCGACTTAAATTCTATGTGTTGCATGATATCAAGTCTTTGACAATCACAAGAACCACATAATTTACGACCATCATCTGCATAACACAAACTCATCTTTCTAATGAGTTCTTCCTGTTCTTGCCACAATCTTTCATATGTTTTTATCAGAGATGAGCATATCTCTCTGTCGAGAACATTTTTGTAACACCTAATATATGGGTCACTTTGCATAGTGCATATAACTTCCTACGATATACTTTGGTTCATTAACAGGCATCTCTCCACGATGTGGAAAATTCCAAAACGGGGGAAAGACAAGAACCGATCCTTTTTTACAAGGACTTATCACAGGCGCACCGTCTATTGGTTCAACAACAGTAGAACCTTTGTCATTATCAGTGAGGTATAAAAAGAACACAAGAAACCTTTTACTATTCGCAAGATTGGAGCAATCCACATGTTGAGAAAATTGATCTACATTTGGTTCATAACGTTTAATTCTAAACGACTCAAAAGAGGTGCGGTCTGGCCACATTGGTTTTACATCCTCTTTATATTTAGACACACAATCAAACATATCGTTCATGAGGGATGCCATATGTGTTGCCCAAACACCTTTATGTTTTAACATATCAATTTGTTTGAATGAAACACCCGTGTCCTCAAATATTTCTTGATGCTCAGGGTGTAGGTGAAACTTGTCAACTATTTCATCGCAAACCTTATTACTCACAACGTTATCATATATTTTTACTAAACTCATTTTATGGCAATCGCCCCCACAAAATTAAAATTACGCCAAGACTGTTCCACTGTTTTAAACCCTGCACTCAAAACCATATCTTCAATCTCTTTCCATGTATTTGGTTTTAACATATGACGTAAGGTACGTTCCTTAGTCATGATATCATCATAATCAAATTTGTCTCGTTTGAAATCATAATAATTAAACGTCATCATGTCTTGCAGTCGAGAGTTTTCACAATCAATTTTTTCTGCAAAAATAAAACCACCACCAGAGTTTAGGCCGTTGTAGATATCTTGTATCATCCGCGCCCTATCTTTCTTACTCATAAACTGTAGTGTAAAGATTGATGTCACAAGAGAGCAATTTTTAAATTCATAATTACGAATATCGTCATAAATAAACTCAACCCAAGGTGAGAGAACTTTTTTCTTAATTTTTTCAACTCGTTTATCTAAATCTGAAAAGAACCCTTCAGCAACCTCTACACCAATATAGTTTGCATCAGGTGCAATCTCATGATTATATTCTATGAGAGCCTGTGTGAGTTTACCTGTTGAACAACCAATGTCAACCACATTCGTATCATCTTCGACAAAGTAACGTGAGAATGAAATAACATCATTTAATAGATCACGATACCCACGAATGGACCAATTGATATGTTCATCAAAACCTTCTTGTCTATGTGCAAATGTAAAATCAGTCATTATATTTTTTCAATACCTTTTCATATACAGATGATGCAATCCTCTTCATCATAAGAGGTGGCACCATTCTACCACAACGTTCGGCCATTTGATTCCATTTACCTGTCAGTTTAAAATCATCTGGTAAACTCATTATACGCTTTAATTCTGGAATTGTCAACTTCCTTGCTTCACTCCAATGAAATGCACCAGCAGTGGTTTCGGCAGAACCCATTGCAGTGATTGTAGGTGCCGGTTGATACTGCGACACTCTTTTAAGATTGAAGTGATGATTTTTTGGATGGTAGTCCATACCAGTGAGAACCTTGTCTGGGTCAACTGGCATCTTACTACCTGTCTGTTTCCAGTATGCAGTATTCATAAACTTTTCTGTGAGATGTTTTACTTCCTCTGGATCATTGACTAAATCAATCATTGCATCCTTAATAGGGATAACGTTTCTATCAGGATCAGGAAATACCTGTGATACGTTCATAAAATTATATCCAGCCTTTGCAGCCACATCTTCTCGCACACCAATAAAGATTACACGGGTTCTAGTTTGAGATACACCATAGTATCGACTATCTAATACTTGAGCAGTAACATCATAACCGATCTTTTCAAACGTGTTAAGTATTTTGTTAAGATACTCTTTGGCTTCACCGATTGTAAGACCCTTTACATTTTCTGCAATAATTACTTTTGGTCTAATATCATTTGCAACTCGTAGAAACTCAAAGAACAAGTCCTCAATATTTTCTACCATCTTACCATCTGAATAGTTCTTGGTTTGACCCCAACCATCAGAATGTTTACCAGATACTTTTTCTACGGTCACATTCCCCCACAAATCCACACGTTCTTCCTCATGTACATTGTGTGACAATTTACCGGCAACAGAAAAGGCAGAACAGGGTGGTGATCCATCAAGTATGTCTAACTCACCAACACCGATACCAGCAGCGTCAAGAAAGTCTTTACCCGATAGTTCCTTGATATCACCTGGCAGTATCACTGTGTCAGGATAATTTTCTGCATAGGTCTTTTGTGCCTCTTCTACAAACTCGTTGATGACAAGAACTTTACCACCAGCAAGTCTGTATCCAGTAGAAGAGCCACCCCCACCCGCAAAGGTGGAGATGACTTTGAACTTCTCTTGTGCAGATGCATCATAAACATCTTGCATTGTGTATGGTTTATAACTCATGCAACAATTTTTAGTGTATTAGAAATGGATGAACCGTCATTGATATAGTTATCAATGGTTGATAACTCATGGTTATCAAAAAGAATTGGTTGACCATTTTTCTTGAGATTAGGAATTACTCCCAACGGAGCAAATGGTAATTCAGCTGGAGCCCTCAAGGAAAACATTTCAGTTGCACTAGTGATAGCATCATTTACCAAAGCATAAGTCTGCTCGTGATAGGTTTTAAGGTCTTCCATGAAAGCATTCACATCTTCAGAACATTTTGCTGGAGAATATGAATTTGTGTACAGAATAGTTGCCGGCGGTGTTCCACAATTGGGTAGAACATGGTCTGTCCAATATCTAGAAGCCGAAGTACCTGATCCAGCTTTGTACAATAGTATATGCTTACTATTGATACCAGACATACCATCAACCCATGTTAACCAATCATCACGTTCCTTGATAAGAACAAGTTCCTTTTCTCTTGATGTACGCTCAAGAATTTGATTGACAATCTTTGTCCAAATACCACTGACATTATCAAATCTCTCTTCAACTTTTGCAACATCAGTAAGCCAATTCATGATATCATTGAAATCTCTCGCAAGTTCTCCAGATTCAACAACCTTAATTCCACCCGTCACAAATCTT